GTGATCCATCAGTCATATTTTCTTTATCATACCAGCCGGCCGCTGCCTGAAAGCGCATGACCTGAATAGCATTCGGAAGCCGGTAGGAAATTTTCCCGCGCCCTCCCGCGATTTCCAATGTTTTCTGCTTTGAATCCATGCTTATCGAGCCCTTTTTCTGTTTGGGACGGCCCTGTTTTAGGCCGCCCCTTTTTCTTCGCCGCGCCATTGATCAGAGGAAGTTCAGATAAATGTCCGCGAGCGACGTTCCAACGAAAGCCTTGCCCTCGATGGCGACAACCAGGTAACCGTCCTGGTCCTGAATAGGCGCGGCTGTGATCGATACTTGTGGAAGCCATATGCTGACAATCGTGCCTGGGACCCAGTTCCCCGCCGACCGTTGGCCGTGAACGAAGGAAAGCTGGAGTTCGGTATTGTTGATCAGCGCATCAAACAGTTTCACGTCATGCTTTGCGAAAGCAATCGTTCCCTGGAAGGTTACTTCCCGGGATTGTACAACGGATTCGGAAATTCCGAATTCCTGGCACCAGTCGGCGATATCGGTTTTCGGCGTTGCCACGGTGACCGTCAGCGAAGAACCCGATGCACAGAGGTAATCGCTGAAAGTTCCCAGCTGCAGCATGTTGTAGCGGACAACCTGCGGCGACTGAGAATCATAGGTGGGTGTCACGGTCGGCGCATAGGATTGCGCCGTGTCTGAATCATAGGTCAAGGCACCGGTATCATCCGAGTTCGAAAAGCCGAGTTTGGTTTTGGCCGAGTTCGCGGTGTTTGTTCCAGTCAGCCAAAGCAGGGAAAGCACCGAACCGCCGCTGGAAATTGTGAATTTGCCAGTGCTGTTCGACCAGCTGCAGCTGATCGTATCGAGAGCCGAGGCTGCGGTGAGTTTGGAAGCGATTTCGCGGGCGAGCTCCATCGGCGACGAATAGGTTTTGACTGTCAGCTGCGCGGACTTCGTTCCCGCGGAGTCGGTGAAGTCGATATACTTGCTGGACGATGTGATTTCGATGGGATTCAAAAAGAACTTCGTACCGCCAATCTCAAAGCTGCATCCTGCCAATTCATTGGCGACAAATTCCATTGCCATGGAAATTGTGCGGGATCCGGCCATCGCCTGATGCATACCCGAACTGCTATTCGAGTTCTGATACCAATGAGCAGTGAAGGTCGGCTGACTTCCATCCTGTGGATAATAGAACGAAGCCTTGCCGAGACCTACCGAGGCAGCGGGCGCGGTGCCAAGGTTGAAACTGAGGGGCAGGTTGGTCGACGTGATTCCCGAGTATACGTTTCGAACGGCATACCCATTTGTCGCATCCTTGATGAGCAGCGCCTGTCCTACTGCAAAGTTTGCCTCAACGCCGGCGGTGACTTTGAGGTTCCCGCGCACCGCCGCGGTTCCGGCGGTTGAACTGGCAGCCGTCGTATACTGTGTACTCGCCACAGTTTTTCCGCCCAGAGCCGATTCGATGAGAATTGAATAGTCAGGTGCCTGGCCTTCCACGCCGGACGGCTTGAAATAATGCGGGATGGATCCGGTCGGCGCCTGATTGGTCGCGAAGGCCTTGGATGCGCCGATGGAGTTCCGGAGTTCATCGGAATCAACGGTGTTCATCGCGCCCGAAATCGCCGCGCCCTCGCGGACAATCGTGAAATCGGTAGCGCCTGGCATGACGGGCGTGCCTTCCGTCGTTTCACGCACAAAGGCAAAACTCGAACTGCGGGAGGCATATGCAGTCATGTCGAAACCCTTTCGAAATAGTTGACCGTGATTGTTGTCACGATGAGCACATATTGCTTTTTTTCCTCGGAATCGAGGAGATATTCCAAACCATTGTCGCTGACATATGTTGTCACGATATCAGTGCCTGGATTCAGGACTGGGCTGGCTACAATTGCTTTCACAACCGCATCCTGATCAGTTATCAGCGCATCCTCATATGCTTCTGCTGATGAACTGTCATTGGTGACCACCCATTGATTGGTCATCGCAAAAGTCATGGTTCGAATACGCTGAACGGTGTCATTGCACCACTCGTTACTGGCGTTCTGTGCGGGCGAATAGGCGACGCGGTAGCCTTTCTGAATCATGATGTTCGGGTTGTCGGCTATGTCAAAATCGGGCAGGCGCTTATAGTCTGGTACCGTGGCCTCGATAAGATCGTTCAGCGCGTCGCGGATTTCGGTAATTCGCGCTGTCATCGGCTCATCCTCGATACGGTCATGATGCTATCGGATACGCTCTTGATGCCGTCCATATCGGAATCGACGTGGAACTTATCCATTTTCATCGCCTTCTCAAAGCGCGCCGACGTGATCGCGATTTCCTTTTCATAGTTTTTCGCGCCAAGGCCGCCATATATAATTTCGGCCGTCTTATGCACCGCTGCCGAGACAAGCGTGGAAATGTCCAGCAATTGCTCATTGGAAAAGATGATGTTTCGCTGTCTCAGCGTCTTAGCGATATATCCAGCGGCCAAAAGATGTTGGTCAAGCCAGCTTGTTTTGCCGGCCGCCCATGCTGTCAAAAGCTGGGTTGAACGAAGTGCCGGGTATTGAGCGAGCAGGTCATCATCGGTTGAAAAGCATTGGCCGATATAGGAAAGCGTGAACGTCAGCGGAACCACAGCCGTAGGAAAGCTGATGCGCGTCCAGTAGGAATCATAAATCTGAAACGGCGCGCTCGCGAGTTCGGGAATTTCCTTGCTCTTTCCGACCCGTCCCCAGCCTTTATCCCGATCCCGCGTGAACTGCATGTTTCCCGATTCCTGCATGTTTCGCGTCTGATCAAGGTAGTCGGCGACTTCATACCATGTCGAAAGATCGTTCGTTTCGATCTTGACCGGCTTGGTTGAGCCTGCGGCCGTGGTGACTTTGAAGTACTTATGATTGAAGGGCAGAAAAGATGAGATATAGATGCAATCCCCGGCGCTCATGCTGAAAGCCTGGGTCTGATTTTTGGTGGGATCGCAGAGTTTAAGCGTCAAGTCTGTCCAGGTCGAACCTGAAGCCGTATAAAGCAAAATGCGCTGATCAAGTGTGCTCATCATGGCGCTTCAGGCCTCACCGTTCCTGGGTTTACTGATTGGCTTCCGGATTGGCATCAGCGCTTTCGCTATCGCCAACTGGTTGAGTTTCACCGGTTTCATCTTCGGATTTTTTCCGGCGACGCTTTTCAGCTGGTTTGACGATGATTGTATAAACGCCGTACTGATTGGTTCCCATCCAAACGACTTCGCAGGGATCGGTGACTTCCTTGTCCAGCACGCGACAGAGATTGATAAAGCTGTCAGCCTTGTATTCCCTGTGATTCAACCAATTATTCGGATTGCTCATCTTTGGAAATCCTTCTTTGAATTTTCAAGGGCAGGACCCGAAAGCCCTGCCCCATCCATTACGCGACTGTGATTTTTGTATATTTGAGATTGTTCTGAATGCCTGTCACACCGCCGCCGATGATATCGCAAACGAGAAAGTTCGCGAATTTCCCGGCAGCAAGCTGGCTCGCAATTTGAAAGCGAGGCTCAAGCTGAAGAACGAAAATGATCGCATCAGGATGGAAGAAATACGCGGTGTTTGTCAGGGTGTTGTCTTCGAAGAGTTCGAAGCCGAAGCGGCGAACGCCCTCAGCCGGTCCCTCATCAAGGATTTTTTGATTGGTGAAATCGCTATTCGATAGCGTGGAATCGACCAGACAATCCCCCCAGTAGTTCGGCGAGAGGTTGCCATACCAGGGCTTGTCGGTGCCCCATTTGTTGGTACCCGCGGTCACGCGTTGCGTTTTCATCAGCGCCGCGGTCATTGTCGATTGACCGGTTTGAGCGGTCGCACCAGTGAACAGGCTATAGATATAGGTGTTCATTTGGTTCATAACTGCCTGCAGGAGTTTTCCACGCAGTTCAACCGCTTTTGGTCCGAATGGATCGACCAGCGATTGCAGGCTAACGGTATCATCGATATCAAACGAAGCGGTGAAACGCTTGTTGGCCACAACGCTCTTGGTTGTGAGGGACATGGTTTCAGCGGTGAATGTACGCTCGGCACCCGCGCCATCAATGGTGAGGGTCTGGCCGGTGGGCGTATTGATCTGGTTCACCTTCACAGTATCGCCCGCGTCTTTGATATCACCATCATAGTCGCGGTTGACCTGGGTATAGAGGCGGTTCTTCTGAACAAGTTCTTTCATGAAAACCGATGGCCAAAAAGTCTGTATCGCACCAGCGACGTCGCCGGTATTGGTATCTGCCATGGGAAAAAATCCTTTCCTTGGATTGAGAAGAAAATTCGTCGCCATGGCCTTCAACCAATACCCTATTGATCGAAGTCAGGCTTAGACCTTGACGTCTTTCCAGCGAGCCTTTTGTTCGGCGAGGGGAAGTTTGGCCCACTGTTCTTTGGTCAAGGGACCGGAACCGTTGGCAGCGGTTTGCCCACCAGGCATTCCGCCTTTCTTAGGCTGCGCAAGTACGGGGTGATCTTTCTGGAAGGCATCGACGACTTTCATCACTGAAGCCATGACCGGCTTACCTTCTGCGTCGAAATCGATTGATTCGAGATCGATCAGGTGCGCATACTTGGAATCAACCTGGAGTCCTTTTTGCGCGAAAGCTGACATGACTAGCGATGTTTTGCGGAAATCGGAAATCTGATTGTTCAGTTCGCCGTTTTTCGCAGTGGCTGCTTCCAGGTCCTTTTTAAGACCTGCGATGACTTCAAGGTGCTGATCAGCCGCAATTTTCTTCTGCTCTTCCGCGTTCTTCACATCTTCATCGAATTTGCTCAGACGCGCCGTAGCTTCAGCCAATTGCTTGCGTAGACTTTTTTCCGCATCGACCGACTTAACGTAGGTCTCATAGGAAACTGTCCCACCCTTTTCACCGCTTCCACCGGAATTTTCGGCTCCGTTCCCACCGGGATTGGAATTTTGGTTGGTACCGTCACTCATAAGATTAGCCTTTCAAAAAAATTTCTGTCAACTATTCTATGCAGCGGTTAAGATTCATCCGCCACAATCTTGGCAACGTATTTACGTGCGGCCAGGATTTCGGCGCTGCTAAGCACCAAAAACCGCCGGCCTTGTGCTTCCTGCCCTTCGGCCTTCAATTCGTTTTGCCTGTTTTTGAATCCAATGAAAAGCTGGCTCTGGCTGGCCCGCTTAAGCATCATCGAATCAAGCAGTGCGCCGCTTGCGGTGAGATTGCTCCGGGTCCCGGTCGCCGACTCGGGGTGTCGGTTTTTCATATTGGCCCGTCGCAGGGAATAAAGCGCGCTCACCCGCTTCAGCTGGCGGGATTGGCCGCCAGGCTGCGAAACACCCTCACCCTTCCCGCGGGTCCGATCGCGAATCGTAATGATAAGGAACCCACCGAGGCGCCTCATCATCGACGTGGAAGTTATCCTCGCGATGATATCGTCGAAATACTTTCGGATCTTGGCGGTCGGCTCAGCCATTGGGTTGACCTTTCTCAATCCATGATTTTTCACGCCGGTCTTTCAGTATCTGAGCGCGAATCTCATTTCTCATGATCGCAATGCAGCGAAGGCAATAGACGCCGTCTGCCAGTTCCCTGTCGGCCTTGACTTCGAAGCCGAATTCGCCGCCGCAGCATTGGCATTTCATCCCTGATAACACCTGATTATTCCGAAACCGAATAGAACAATAAGGAACGCTACCAACCCCAAAAATGTGATTTCATGCGAGTAGATTCCGCCGCCAGTTCGCCGACCGTATCGATACCATGGTCTTCGCTTTTGTTTTTCAAATTCGCGTGAACGGCATTGCCAGCACAGGTCATAGTCACCAGTGCTCTCAAGAAAATCCCAGCACTCGCGACAGATTCGGTTCACTCCTAACCCCCAAAACGTCCATTGGTGTTGTAAATTACCCAAAAACATTCTGCACACCAGGTTGAGCCATATTGCAAAATCTTGTCAGGAATTTTTTCGACATAGGCGACAATTTTTTCGCACTTATCGCATGATATTTCCGCGTAATCATTATATTCAGTCATCCTTCACCTCATCAATCAATGCGCGCAGGTCCTTTTGCAGAATGTCAAGGAAGGGCCTGGCCTTTTTGGGATTCGGCGTCGACTTCCCATAGGTGCCAAGGATATTCCCTTCCGCCTTGCGCTCTTCTTTGGTGCCATCCTTGAAACCGATAACGATGGTTCCACGCGATGATTGACCAGGAAAATACTGAATGGCGTCCAGCATATCGTGACTAAGGGCAAGGTCAACCGGTCCGCCTTTGGAAACGCCCTTTTGTTTCG